CAATCATCTGTCCTTATCCACTGCGCATAGCATGGGATACTGATACTACAACAAGTAGAGTAAGATGTCATAAAGATATAGCTGACAACCTTCTTGCTGTATTTAATGATCTTCTTTCTCACTATGGGTCAGCAAGAATAAAAGAACTTGGGATTGATCTTTTTGGTGGTTGTTTTAATTACCGCAAAATGCGTGGAGGAGCTTCATGGAGTAAACATGCTTGGGGAATAGCAATAGATCTTGATCCTGCTAGAAATACACTAAAAGAAACAAAACGTACTGCACGTTTTGCTAGACCAGAATACAAGCCTATGATAGATATATTCTACAAACATGGGTTTATTTCTTTGGGAGTAGAAAAAGATTATGACTGGATGCACTTTGAAATAAAAGAATAGTATGAAGTTTAGAAATAGTTGGGCAGCAAAAAACAAACTTTGGGACAAGTTTGCTATTAGATTTAGATTAGGTGCAATTGATTTCTTTATTATAGAAGTAGACATATCAAGAGAGTTCTATATGTTTACTCTTCTAAACTTTACAATTAAAAACCGCTAACCGCTCTACTAACACTTTAACCCAACTAGTCTAACTGGTTGGGTTTTTTACTTTTAAATATATCAAGTTTAAACTTTTATTGTATATTTGCTAAAACCAATACAGTAATTATGGAAAGTAAAGTAGAAGAGCAAGAGCTCACACATGAAGAATTGCAAGCAAGAAAAGAAGAAATGTTGCAGTTCTACACAGAATCAATTCCTTATTTGAATGCTCAATTTCAACATGAGGAACTTTTAATGAAGATTGACAAAGCTCGTTTTGAAAGAGCACAGTATCAACTTCAGTATGCAATGATGATGAATCCACCACAGGAGTCTGAGTCACCAGAAGAGTTGCGTGAAGAAATATCTAAAGAGAGAAAGCTTAAAAAATCCTAGTCATGGCTTTAGTAAATCAAGTACAGAAGCGTGTGCGTATGCCTAAGTGGGAAGTAGTAAAGTTTCAGATACTAACTCATTGCTATATTAACCGTATAGCAGTGAGTGAATCTGATCTTAACTGTCTTACCTTACTTAGCTTCAATCAGCCAATAGAGCTGACACACTTTTGTTATGATGCTTCAGCAGAAGAAGATTGGATCTTTAAAACACCACAGACTGTACGTAACTGTATTAACAAAGCAGAAAAGAATAATCTTGTTGTAAAAGATGGAAGTAACAAGAAAGTTATTATGCTTAATCCAGCTTTACAAATACAGACTGAAGGAACAGTATTGCTTGACTATAAATTCTTAGGAAATGATACCCAAGAAACCGCAGGTAATAATTAAGCAAGTAGCAGAAGAACTAGATCTTCCTCAGTCATTAGTAGATGATATTGTAAGTTTTTATTATAAAGAAGTAAGAAGATGCCTTTCAAGTTTAGAAGAACCAAGAATAAACTTACCAGGTTTAGGACACTTTTTAATTAAACAACGTGCAGTAAATGTCCAGATAAAAAAACATGAAGGAGCGTTGAAGCAATATAACAGAGATACATTTAAAAATTATCACAACTTAAAATTGGTAGAACAAAGACTTGAGAAACTTTACAATGCTAAAAAGAATATAGTAGAGTTTTTAGAGGAAAAAAAGAAATTCAAAGATGGCAGGTAAAATAAAGGATCTATGGAAGAATAGAAAACAAATTATGGAGGGAATTAAGAACTCTGTAATCCGTGATGAGTTTGTAGAAGAGATAGCTTCTTATAGAATGGACATATGTACTTCATGTGTGCGTAAGGATGTTGATGGTAAACATTGTTTAGTACCAGGAACTGCTCCATGTTGTAATTTATGTGGATGTTCTCTTCAGTTTAAAACAAGATCATTATCATCTTCATGCCCAGATTATAGATGGTTCTCTTTAATATCAGAAGAAGATGAAGATAAACTAGATGCACTATGAGTATAGTATTTAATGCTGCTGATCATAGCTATAAAAGCATTGAGGTAGATGACATAAAATGGATAAGTGTTACGTCACTTGTTTCCAACTTCAAGAAACCATTTGATGCTAAAGCTGTAGCAGCTAAAGTAACAAACTCTAAAAGATCTAAGTGGTACGGCATTGCACCTGAAAAGATTTTAGAGATATGGGATAATGAAGCAAACCGTGCCACTACCCTTGGTACTTACTACCATAATCAAAGAGAGTATGATTTATGCTCTCTTGCTTCTTTAGAAAGAGAAGGTATAACTATTCCTATTATACCTCCTGTAGCTGAGATAGAAGGATTAAAACAGGCACCTGTACAAAGACTAGATCCAGGAGTATATCCTGAGCACATGGTGTTTTTAAAGTCTGCAGGAATATGCGGACAGTCTGACCTTGTAGAAGTAGTTAATGATCATGTAAACATTACAGACTATAAGACTAACAAAGAGATTAAGACTGAGTCTTATGTAAACTGGGAAGGAATATCTGAGAAACTGCTCTTTCCTGTAAACAATCTAGATGACTGTCATTTTAATCACTATGCATTACAGTTGAGTATTTATATGTATATTATACTCAAACATAATCCAAAGTTAAAACCGGGCAAGATGTTTATACATCATGTATTGTTTGAAACTGAGGGAGAAGATGATTATGGATATCCAATTGTAAAGTATACTTCAGAAGGTGATCCTGTAGTTAAAGAAGTTGTACCAATTGAAATACCATATTTAAAAGATGAGGTAATCAGCATCATTAACTGGTTACATGAAAACCGAGACCAAATAAAAAAGAAATGATAGCTAAACTATTTGATTTGCAAAACGGCATAGTTGTTCCAACAGAACACTGCTATACACTTAAATCACTAAAAGATATAATGGATAATTATCCTGAAGACTATCTTAAAATTTACTTGTATTTGTTTTACATGACCTGTCCTAACCCAGACATGAACCCTTTCTTCAATGTCCCACATATGGATAAAGAAGATATAGTATTAAATGAAATAGAAGCAACCTTCTCTACAGAAGATGATGATATAGTAACTGCACTTAGATTCTGTCAAAGAATGTATGAAACTCCTACCTCCCGCGCGTATGAGGGTATGCAGAAAGCACTAGATAGAATATCAAGATACTTATCTACTACTCAGATTACTGATGGTAAAGATGGTAACATAGCTCAAATTAGAGCAATTGCTAAAGATTTTGATGCAATCAGACAATCTTTCAAAGGAGTATACAAAGACCTTCAGGAAGAACAACAAAGCAAAGTACGTGGTGGTCAAGGTCTAGCATATGATATGTAATGGAAGCATTCTGGGAAAACATACCTACTTGGGATAACGGAGTCTGGACAACTACTAGTTTTGCTACTAGAGAAGACTTAAGAATATTCTTACTTACTATATTCAAAGAACCTGGTCAGTATAATTTTAATGAAGACTCTAATAAGATCTTTAATGAACAGGCTCAGATCTTTAAAGCAAGTAAGGTATATTGTACAGCACCATTCAGATCTAAAGACTTTATCAAGTATTGGGATGACCAAAAGACTAAGTGTAGAAATGGTGTATTAGTTAAGTCAGGAAAAGAAACTTGGTATCTTGCCCGAGAATATTATATGTGGCTTAACTTCTTGCCTATCTTCAACAAGGAGATACAAGCATTTGGATTTGCTGATATCCGTGATGCACAGTATCACATGGCTCTATATGAGCAACTAGCAGAGTTACACTATAAACATGCAGCTATACTCAAGAAACGTCAGATAGCTTCTTCTTACTACCATGCAGGTAAACTAATAAATCAGCAATGGTTTGAGGCCGGTGTTACTCTTAAGATGGGGGCATCTCTTAAGGATTACATTAATGAGAAAGGTACATGGAAATTTTTATCTGAATATGCAGCATTCTTAAATGAGCATACAGCATGGTACCGTCCTATGTCACCAGATAAAGTCATGATGTGGCAACAGAAGATTGAGGTAAGAAAAGGAGATAGAAAAGCTGAAGTAGGTCTTAAAGGTACAATACAAGGTATGTCCTTTGAAAAAGATCCTACTAATGGTGTCGGTGGACCAGTTAAATATTTCTTTCATGAGGAAGCAGGGATTGCTCCTAAGATGGATACTACCTTTGGATATATCAAGCCTGCGCTTAAATCAGGTATGATTACTACAGGTATGTTTATAGCTGCAGGATCTGTGGGTGACTTAGATCAGTGTGAGCCACTGAAAGAAATGATTCTTAACCCAGAGGCTAATGAGATATACGCAGTAGACACTAATCTTATAGATAAAGATGGTACTATTGGTATGTCAGGATTATTTATTCCTGAACAATGGTCTATGCCGCCTTATATAGATGACTATGGTAATTCACTTATAGAAGAATCTTTAGAAGCCCTTGATAAGTATTTTGAGGAATGCAAAAAGAAGATGTCTCCAGAAGCATATCAGCTTGAGGTATCGCAGCATCCAAGAAATATTGAGGAGGCGTTTGCACATAGAAAAGTATCTATATTCCCTCAGCATCTTGTTAATGCTCAGTTAAGAAGAATAGAAGAAAAAGAATACTCATATGAATTCTTAGATATACGTAGAGATGCAGAAGGAAAAGTTACAGTAAAAGAAACTAATAAACTTCCTATATCAGAGTTTCCTATATCTAAGAAAACAGAAGATAAGACAGGAACATTAGTAGTATGGGAAAGACCTGTTAGTAATCCTGAATTTGCTGTAACATACTATGCATCTATTGACCCTGTCTCAGAAGGTAAGACAACTACCTCAGAATCACTATGTTCTATCTATGTAATGAAAGCTCCGGTTGAAGTAACAAAGGTTACTATGGGTGAGACTGAGACATTTATAGAACAAGACAAAATAGTAGCAGCCTGGTGTGGTAGATTTGATGATATCAAAAAAACACATGAGAGACTAGAAATGATAATAGAATGGTATAATGCATGGACAGTAATAGAGAATAACATCTCTTTGTTTATTCAGTATATGATTTCTAGAAAGAAGCAAAAGTATTTAGTACCAAGAACACAGATTATGTTCTTAAAGGACCTAGGCGCTAATGCTAATGTATTCCAGGAATATGGTTGGAAAAATACAGGTGTATTGTTTAAGCAACATCTCTTAAGTTATGTTATAGAATATACAAGAGAGGAATTAGATGTAGCAACAAAAGAAGACGGTACTATTGTAAAGACAAACTATGGTATAGAACGTATTCCAGATCCAATGTTGCTTAAGGAAATGAAAGCATATCAGGAAGGACTCAATGTTGACCGCTTGGTATCCTTTGCAGCATTAGTAGCATTCATGCGTATTCAGCAGGCTAACAGAGGTTACGCAAAAAGAATGGTTATGGATGATGCCTCTAAAAACTTGCAAAAGTCAGAAAATTTGTATAAATTAAATAACAGCCCTTTCCGTCATTTAGGTAAAGGGTCAAGAGGTGGTGGCCCAGGATTTAAAAGATCACCATTTAAAAACTTTAAATAAAAGCTATGCAGGTATATAACGCAATGCAGCTCAAAGGTGGAGCTAAAGTAAAACATAATAGAATGGGTAGTATCACCCAGCCACTTCAGTTTTTACCTAAAGCAGAAAAAGATCAAGAGTGGGCAGCATGGAACTTAGACTGGTTAGAATGGAATGGTCTTAAGCAAATCCGTAAAAATGCCCGTAGACTTATGAAGAACTATAAGCTTGCTAAAGGCATTATAGATAAGTCAGATTATATTATTGAAGAGGATAATGAGTATAGGGATATAGTAGAGACACTTACAAAAGAAGATTACTCAGCATTAGAGCTTAAATTCTATCCAATCATCCCAAATGTAATTAATGTTCTTGTAGCTGAGTTTGCTAAGAGATCAACTAAACTTACATACCGTGCAGTAGATGAGTTCTCCTATAATGAAATGATGGAGAAAAAACGTGCAGATGTTGAGGAAGTACTCATGGGTGATGCACAAATGAAAATCATTGCTGCATTACTTGAGCAAGGATTAGATCCTAACTCTCCTGAAGCACAACAAGAACTTGATCCAGCTAAACTTAAAACTCTACCTGAAGTAGAAATGTTCTATAAGAAAGATTATAGATCAATGATAGAACAGTGGGCTTCTCATCAACATAAAGTAGATGTTGAAAGATTTAAGATGGATGAACTAGAAGAGCGTGGTTTCCGTGACTCTCTAATTACTGACCGTGAGTTCTGGCATTTCCAAATGATGGAAGATGATTACAATGTAGAACTTTGGAATCCGGTATTATCATTCTATCATAAATCTCCAGACGCAAGATATATCTCTCAAGCTAATTGGGTAGGTAAAACAGATATGTTTACTGTAGCTGATGTTATTGACCGTTATGGATATCTAATGACTACAGAACAATTGGAGGCTTTAGAAGCCATCTATCCTATCAGATCTGCAGGTTATAATATTGGTGGACAGCAGAATGACGGTTCTTACTATGATGCTACTAAGACACATGAGTGGAACACTAACCTACCTTCTCTTGCATACCGTCAGTATACATCTATGGTATCAGGGAATATATTAGAAGGAGGAGATGTTATCTCACAGATACTTGCAGAAGGAGAAGATTACAATGTTGCCGGTACAGCATATTTACTCAGAGTAACTACAGCATACTGGAAGTCTCAACGTAAAGTAGGTCACTTAACTAAAATAGCAGATAATGGTGAAGTAACTACTGAAGTAGTAACTGAAGCTTATAGTATTACAGATAAACCAATATATGACACTAAGTTGTTTAAGAATAAAACAAAAGATAACTTAGTATATGGAGAACATATTGATTGGATTTGGATCAATGAAGTATGGGGTGGTATTAAGATTGGACCAAACATTCCATCATTCTGGGGTATGAACAACCCTGGAGGATTTACACCTATCTATATTGGTGTTGATAAAAATAAACTAGGTCCGCTTAAATTCCAGTTTAAAGGTGATGAATCACTTTATGGATGTAAACTTCCTGTAGAAGGAGCAGTATTCTCAGATAGAAATACTAAGTCAACAGCGCTTCTAGATTTGATGAAGCCTTATCAGATTGCATACAACATAGTAAATAATCAAATAGCAGATATACTAGTAGATGAATTAGGTACTGTTATTATGCTAGATCAAAACTCATTACCTCGTCACTCACTAGGAGAAGACTGGGGTAAAGGAAACTTGGCTAAAGCATATGTGGCAATGAAGAATTTCCAGATGCTTCCTCTAGATACATCTATCACAAATACAGAGAATGCATTAAACTTCCAGCACTTCCAGAAATTAGATCTGTCACAAACAGAGCGTCTCATGTCTAGGATTCAGCTTGCCAATTACTTTAAACAACAGGCGTATGAAGTAATTGGTGTGAATCCTCAGCGTATGGGTCAACAGTTATCACAACAAACTGCTACTGGAGTAGAGCAAGCTGTAAATGCATCATATGCACAAACAGAAGTATTCTTTATCCAACACTGTGATTATCTAATGCCAAGAGTACATCAGATGCGTACAGATTTAGCACAATACTATCATGCTAAGAAGCCATCTTTAAGATTGCAATACATGAGTACAGCAGATGAGAATGTAAACTTCCAAATCAATGGAACAGACTTATTGATGAGAGATCTAAACATTTTCTGTAGCACAACTGCAAATCATAGAGCTATACTTGAGCAACTTAAAGCTATGTCACTTAATAACAATACTACAGGAGCTAGTATATATGACTTAGGTAGAGTAGTTCAATCTGATTCAATTGCTGAACTTAATTCAGTTCTTAAAGCTGCAGAAGATAAGTCAATGCAGATGAAGCAACAAGAGATGCAGCAACAACAGCAAATGCAACAAGAGCAACTTCAGTCTCAAGCTGAAAATCAAAAACTTAAACTTGATCATGATGCTATGGAGGCTGAGAAGAATAGACAACGTGATATTCTTGTGGCTGAAATACGTGCAGCAGGTATGGGCTCAATGGTTGACATTAATCAAAACATGCAGTCTGACTTTGTAGATGCTATGAGAGACATACGTCAAGAAGACCAGTATAAGTCTCAGATGGATTTAGAGAGACAGAAAGAAGCAAATAGAAATTCTCTTGCTGCACAGAAAAATGACTTGGAAAGACAGAAGCTAGCAGTGCAACAAGACATAGCTGACAAGCAATTACAAGTAGCAAGAGAGAATAAGAACAGATTTGATAAAGGATCAAATTCAGAAAAGAAAAAATAGTTTAGCTATATATTGCCAAAAAAGACTTTTCTATTTTAAATTTCTGAAGTTTATCTTATCAAAAATTCTTATATTGAATTAAGTAACATTAAAAACCAACAAATATGGAAGACACTAAGCCAACTAGTGATCAGACCCTTGATACTACAACGGTAGGTCAAGTAGATGTAAATTTGGATGAACTCTTTGGAACTCCGGGTGCAGAAAACATTATGCTCCCTGATAATAAAGAAGAAGAAAAAACTAAGTCAGTATTCTCTAATGAGAATCTGGTAGATGTAACGTTCATTGACAAGCCTGCTTCTGGTGAAACAGTAGCAAGCAAAGAAGAAGCTAAGCAAGAGGTTGAAGAGACAATTGCAGAGTTGAATAACTTGATTACTCAAGAAGAAGATGCAGGTAACAAAGGAAGACCAAAAGTAGATAAGTCTGGTCTTGCTGAGTTAGCATCTAAAATGATTGAAGAAGGTTCTTTAGTTCCTTTTGATGATGACAAACCATTAGAGGAATATACAACAAAAGACTTCCGTGAATTATTTGAAGCAAACTTCCAAGAAAGAGAAAACAAGATTAGAGAAAATACTCCAAAAGAGTTTTTCCAAGCTTTGCCAGAGGAACTTCAAATTGCTGCTAAGTATGTAGCTGACGGTGGTCAAGATCTTAAAGGATTATTTAGAACTCTTGCTCATGTAGAAGAGATCATTGAATTAGATCCTACAGATGAATATGACCAAGAAGAAATTGCACGTCAGTATTTACATGCTACAAGATTTGGAACAGCTGAAGAGATTGAGGCAGAGATTGAAGATTGGAAAGATCTTAACAAGCTAGGTCAGAAAGCTCAACAGTTCAAACCAAAGTTAGATGCAATGCAAGAACAAATCATTGCTAGACAACTTGCAGAACAAGAGGTTAAGAAAGATCAACAAGAAAAAGCAGCTAAGGCATATACTGATAATGTATATAACACTCTTGTAGCCGGAGAACTTGGAGGTATTAAGTTAGATAAGAAGACTCAGTCACTTTTGTACTCAGGTCTTGTACAACCTAACTATCCATCAATCTCTGGTAAGCCTACAAACTTACTTGGTCACTTACTTGAGAAGTATCAGTTTGTAGAACCAAACCACACTCTTATTGCTGAAGCACTATGGCTTCTTGCTGATCCAGATGGATACAAAGGAAGAGTAAGAGACATAGGTGGTAAACAAGCTACAGAAAAAGTAGTAAGACAGTTGAAGACTGAAGAGCAAAGAAAGATAACTTCATCAGCTCAAGAAGATGATGATGAAAGACCTAGAAAAGCTCAACAGAGAACAATACCTAGAAATCAAGGAAATATATTTAAACGGTTTTAATTATAAACAAACAAACAAAAACAAACAAACATGGCAACTCCAGTTTTAAACAATGGTATATTCCTGCGTGACACTGCGTATAACGCTAGTTCACATGTGGATTCTTACCACCTAAAAAACATGTTGAAGGATGCAGAACCAATGGACTTAGGTCCAGTAGACCTATGGGCTATGGCTCAGAAGGTTGAAATGCCCCTTTATCAGATGTCCTCTTTTGGAGGAAAGAATGTAATCATGGTTGACAATGCTCGTGGAGAGTACAAATGGCAGACTCCGGTTTCCATTGACCTTCCATACATTGTTGAAGACATTGAGGATCCTAACACGTTCCTTGGTGTAGATGGTACTACATTCAAAATTAAACTTAACAAGCGTGAGTTTGGACATGGTGATATCATCACTTATGACAAATACAACGGTGTTGAGATGTACATCACAGATGAGGATATCCTTCCAATTGGAGATGGATTCATCTATACAGTACAACTTGTGAACAATGATAACTACAAATATCTT